TGTATCCGTAGCCCTCATACTCTTTGCCGCAGATGCAGCACACTTTCTTTTCTTCTTTCTTTTCCATCACTTCAAATCTTTAATGTTTATTTGGCAGGACGGATGCCATACCTGAATATTCCGAGCAAACATCACATCCCTGGTTTCTATCACTACGTGTCCCTTTGTCTTGGCCCTGCGCAGACGGAGGTCGCTTTGTATGTTACGTTCTACCCAATCGTCCACCACGGCCTCCGCTTCCTGTTCTTTCAGGAGTATCTGGTACAGCTTATTCTCCCATTCCATCATTCAAATAATCCTCCATATTATCGTCCTTCAATGTTTTGGCAGCACCTTCTTCCCATATCACGTAGGGCTCACCGGGCCGCTCCATAAAGCGGCTTTTGCACCAGGCTTTGAAACAGCTTACCATGATTTTCACATCGGCATCATATTCCACCTTGCGGGCGCTTCTACCTGCCGGATGAAGCCCCTCGGCATGGCTGATGAAGATAAACAGTTTCTTGGGATGACGTTCCTTGAACTCCTTGTAGGTTTTGTAGTTCAAGCCGCTGTATTGGAAGCTGTCGATAATCACGATTCCGGGACTGCCTCTGCGCCGTAACCGTTCCTCCAATTGCTCCATCGGTTCCCGGTCAAGGATAATCAGCTTCTTTTTCACTTCACCCATCTTGTGCCGTTTCAGGCTCATCTGGAACGACAAACCGGTACTTTCTTCCAAACTGTCATAAATTACGCGTCCGAAGCTACACAGGTACTTGGCCAGCTGCATCACAAAGCTGCTCTTACCGTTTCCGCTGGCTCCCCAAATAATCCACACGCCGCTCTTGGCCGGGTTGCCTATCGAGGTTTGCCAGTCCCCGGAAAACTCGAACCGGGGAATCTTCATGTTCAGCACCTCACCGGGACTGTAGGCTCTCTTCAGTTTCACGGTTACCTCCTTTCAATTCTTCAATAAGAGCATCAGCATAGTCCACAGCAAGTCTGGCAACTTGTTTTATAGACATTATACCTGATGAATTGCTTCTTACTACCGGAAGCATGCTTTTGGCAATTTCATATCTGCGCTGTTCCCAGTCTATCTCATTCGCTTTTCTCATCTCGCGATGGATACCGATAACAGCATCCATCGCTTGCATTTCTATCTTGCTTATCATGCCTGCATCCTCCTTAATTTTTCGATTTCGGTATATACGCGCCGCAAGCCGCCTCCGGTGCTATGAACAATCTTGGCAATGTCGGCACCGTCCGGGGCATTGATTTTTGCGACGATGGCAGCCTGTGCCTTCAGAAACTTTTCGCGTTCCTGCGCATCGTCCGGGGTCACCTTGCTGTAGGAGTCACCGTAGCGGCTCAACATTTCGGTATAGCCCACCTTCTTGCCTTCGATGGCGCGGTTGATCTTCTCCTTTAATCCGTCGGCACCCATCATATACCAGGCACAGCAGCGTTCCGTAGCGTTCCAAAGCGCCTTTAACTCCAGGAAGGCTTCATACTGCAGGTCCCCGGCTTCATCCAGGATAACCAGGGGCGTATCAATCGTGCGCAGGTAGGCCACCAGATCCTCATACACGTCGCTATAGCGTCCGTTGCTGGTCACACCGAATTCCTTGGCAATGTAGCGTATCAGCTTCAGTTTGGTCTTCACCTGGCTGCAGTCCACATATACGGCGTGCTTGTGCTGCTTCACGTAAGCTTTCGCTGTAAAGGTCTTGCCGATATTGGGCATATCGCACAGGATGGCACTCAGCCCGCTTCCCTGGCACACTTCCAGCTGCTTGCTCACAAACACGTAGGTCGGGGTCTGTGCTGCCAGCCAAGGTATTTCTGTACGCAGTTGCACGCCTAATCTTCGGGCTATACCTACCCAGTTGGCATCACTGACCTGCTTTTCATAATTGCCCCGCTTGATGGCATTGTAAACGCTGGGGGCTATGCCCAGTGCCGTGGCATGGCGGTTGTCACTGGGATAATTTTCACGGTCGGCGGCTATCGCTGCCACAATACGTTGCTTTACTTCATTTGTTATTTCCATTTGAATGCTGTTTTAAATTCGTTCTAACGTCGTTAATTATATCTTGGCTACTGCATCATGCTCGAAGGCACTGATGTCCATATAGGCTGAGTAATCTTCTTCCTCGGCTTGTGCAGGAAGGGGAACGGCTTCCGCCTGTACCTCTGTTATCAGCTTTGCCTCCTCTTTGGCAAGGATGCCCACACGCTTGATCTTGCCGTCCTTCATCATCTTGTCGAATTGAGCTACATACTTGGACTGTTCGGTATAGGCTGCCTTGTCGTACTCGGTCTGCTCGGCTGTATTCTCATTGTAACGGGCTACGGGCTTGCAGGTGGCGATATATCGTCCGTTCTGGTAGATATATACCTCGTTGATGGTTCCGTCGGCATCGGGCAGATAATAGGCATCTACCTTGTAGTTCCTCGGCTCCAGCTTTTCGATGATTTCCGGGCTGGGCAGTCCGTATTGGTTGTACATCACCGTGCAGTAGGTGTTCTGCCGGATGGTTGTTTCGGTGTGCTGTCCGATGAACCGGTAAAGAACGGCCTTGTCCCAAGGTGCAAGGTTCGGGTTCTGATGGGCGCAAAGCACATCCCAACGGCTCATGCCCGGATAGCGCTTTTGGTTGGGGTGAGGCTGTGCGTTGAAGGTCTCAATGGCGCGTATATCATCGGCTACCAATTCTTCATAACTATAGGTCTTCACCTTGTAGGTGTTGTTCTTTTCGTCATACACCTTTTCTTCCTTCGGGCGGTTGGCCTCCAGCTTGGCATACCATCGGCCGATACCTACCTGCGTGCGTTTCTCCACACCGTATTTCTTTTCGCGGTTCTTGTGCTCGGCACGTTTTTCACGCGAGTTCCCGGGGTTACACCAGCGGATCAGGGGGAAGACGGTACCGGCTTGCATCAATCCGTCGGCAAAGTCGCTTACCAGGTGGTGTTCCACTTCTAACTCGGCGGGGATATACATGCCGTTCCGGTCCAGGGTCTGGAACATGTTTCGCATGCAGTCTAAAAATAACTCGGTAGTCTTGTACCGGTTGTAGGCATATCCCACCACAGCACCGCTCACCACATCGTAGGCATAATAGGCTTTCACTCGGTTGCCATCCTTCATTGGGCGCGGCAGGTCGCGGTCGTCAAGAGAAACCTTACTCAAGGAATATTCACCGATGCTGCGCAGATGATAAGGACGGTAGGCATTGTTGAAATCCCATTGGCTCATGTGCAGCTTACCGCGAAGGGCCTTGTTCTTGGGGTTGTTCAGGTAGTTGGCTACTGTGGCCGGGCTCAATACCAGCGGATTTCCATCCTTGTCGGTAAAGTCTGCCGGATTCAACACCTCGCCGGTTTCGGGGTCATATAGCTCCAGTTCTCCTTGCACAAATAGATTGTACTGTTCCCACACGGTGGTATTGAAGGGCTGCTCCGGTTGGGCATCGATGCTCAGCAGCAGGCGTTCAATGTCATAGGTCACTTTCCGGCGGTTCTGGTTCATGAACTTGCGGCTGATAAGGCTTTCATAGCCGTTGGCCTTGAAGTCATTCACACGCTTCTTGAAGCGGTTGGAACTGACAGGCAAGGTATGTCCGAACTCTGCTTGGTAGTAACTGATGGCTCCTGCCAGTTCGCCCCAGTTCACCGGCCCGGCCTTCATGGCCTTTCGCATAAACGTGGCATCCTCCATGGCACGCATCACTGCCTCAATTACCGAAGCGTTTACCGTATATTCTTGGATGTGTTCCGGTGGCAGTGTATCTCCGTTGTCAAAACGGAACCGGGTGTAAAATTCCCGGGCTTTCGCATCGATGTGGTAATGGCTGCCGAGCCAGTTTCTTATTACGTCTTCTTTCATATCTCCGTATTTTAGTTTTATCCTTTCCTGAAACCGTAGGGGCATGGTGGCTATTTCTACCAAAACGTAACCTCCCAGACCTCTTCCGGATCGAACTACATTGATTTTCTCCTTTGCCGCTAACTTCTTGTAATTGGGTATCGACATGATGGGAGCAAGTTCTTCTTCGGAAAGAGTGGAAGGATGAACTCCTTTCAGCGTGCGGCTTCTGCTGTAGTCTGCCTTTCCGTTCACCATCACCGGTCGGTCATCGTAAGTCAGGTCATTGTAGGATATGCACAATATCTTTCCATAATACTCCATTTCATTTCTATTTATAAGGCAGATGCCATCTGTTGGGTCTCGTGCTGCAGCTGCATGAAATCCGATACAAATTCACATTGGTAGGTTTCAGTCCGTTTTCCGTCCACGTACACATCCACATCATTGGTCTTTCTGTGGACCACGAGTTTTACACGGGGACCGAAAGTGCAGGTCATGGTCTTCTCGCACTCCTCGAAGGTGGTTTCGCAGTTCGGGATGAAGTTCCCGTCAGTCAGTTTGCCGCCTCGCTTCAGGGCAAGAGTGCGTATCCGGCGCGCCTGATCGCTGTCACGGACAAAATTCAGTGCTTGCCACACAGCCTGACGGCTGCATCCGAATGTCTTCATCAAGAAGGTCTTGGTCTCGTTATCTGTCAAAATCTGCTTTCTCATATCGTCATACTTTTTAATCGTTATCGTTCGTTCAAAGGTTTTCAACGGCTTCCGCTATTTCCTAATCACCCGTCAGTATTTCATGAAGGCGTGTCCCTTTCTGCAGTTCTTCGACCAGCACCTGCATCGCTTCCTCACACACACAGCTCACATTCTCTATCACCCGGTAGGCATCCGAGTTGCTTATCTCATCCTCCGTCATGAATTGTCCAGCCAGCTCCATCGCCTGGTCGGCAATATTCTGCGTATGTGCCGTACTGCCTATCATCGTGCGCAACTTCTGTTTGAACAGACTCTCTGCTGTTCTCGGATTGAAATTCTTTGCCATAACTCTAAATTTTAAAAGTTTATATCGTGGGGCGCGGGGAATCGAACCCCGACGGCTTTCTACGCTTTCTTATTTCGATTTACCAACTCTCCGGCCGTGCCTGCCGCCCCTGCCCGTCTTTCCGGGCTGCCAGTTATCCGGCAATCTATTTGCCTTGTTCTTCTATCATCGAAAGGACAACCATCCTGTCTTCATCCCAAAGCGGAAGCCCCAATTCAATGGTCCGTTTCACCACTTCCATCTCACCGACCAGCCCTACCGCTTCTTTGCGGAAATCGGTATCGTCATACGCATGTGCCTTGCCAATCAGAAAATCGGTCAGGTTGTCGATAACTTCCTTTTGACGTTCACATTTCATTTCATAGTTCAGCACTCGCACATGAACATCGCGGATAATCCGGCTGTCCCCATGTTTCTTGAAATCTTTGCAGAACTCATCCTTGTTCATCGAAGTGTTCAGATAAACCGCATGGATGTAATCAAAATCCTCTGCTGTAGGGGTTATCCCCGTCCGTTCCATAAATTCTTGCTGTGTCATAAACTCACTTATTTTATTGTATTATTCTGCATCTTCAATTTTGAAAGAAAAGCACTTATCCGCCAATACTCTTTTTACAAAGTCTAAGTCGTATCTATCAGCTGAAAAGAAAACTGCCTGATAATCTACACTGGGATAAGCCTTGATTGCTGTTGTATCTACCATCTTCTTGACCAGTCCGTAAAGAGCTTCGGCGGTCTCGGCTGTTGCTTGAGCTATAATTACTTTTGCTTTCATTTTCTTTAATCCTTAAAATTCGCTAATCACACGCCTTTTTTGTATATTTGGCGCGCTGTTTACATCTTAAACACGCTGCAAATATATAGAATTATTTCAATACATCAAACTAAATATGGAAGAAAATCAATATAAGGATATGAATTTTATAGAAAGACTTCAATATTTCATGGAGAAAAAGGGCATAAATGACAATCAAATGACTGTTAATGCCGGTCTTTCTGTTGGACTTATTGGGAAAGCAAAGGTGTCTGGCAAAGGCATGAGCTCAATGAATATTGAAAAAATTCTATTAGCCTATCCGGAATTATCTGCCGATTGGTTACTTACTGGTGCAGGAAGCATGTTGAAAGATGATTTGAACGGCATTAAAACAATAGACGAAGCAAATTCTTCGACTCTGCCTACCACATCTATGAACCCATCCATCGGTACACCATACTACGATGTGGACTTTATCGGGGGCTTTGATGAAGTGTTTAATTCACAGGTAAACATACCTGCCACCAACATTGTAATAAGGGGATTCGAAAAAGCCAGCCTTTGGTGCAATGTCACCGGGCACTCCATGGAACCCAAAATAAACCATGGCGACATCATTGCCCTGCACCAATGCACACTCAACGACATCCAATATGGCGAAATCTATGCAGTGGTGTTGGATACCATCCGCACCATTAAAATCCTCCGCAGGTCGCCGGATCCGGACAAGCTGCGCTTCATCCCCATCAACACCAATGACTACGATGAACAGGAATTCGACAAATCACGCATCATCAATGTCTTTGAAGTAATCGGAAGTATCAGCAAGTTCTTCTAAGTGGTACACGCATGCCTCCTACAGAAGGCTAAAAAAGGACGCACGCACACACTTTTGAAGGAATTTACCTGAAGCAAACTCGTAAATACACTGTAAATCAAAGGATTTATTTTATTATAATAAGGTATATCACACAAACAAGTGTCGTTTTTCCTCTCTGAAAACAGAGAAAAACGGCACTTGCTTTCATTTATAACATAGTTTCCTATTTCGGGCGTACCCTCTGAGAACTGAAAAAGTAACCCCTAAAGTAACCCCTAACTTAAAGAAGTAGTAACCCCTAACAGTAACCCCAATAGTAACCCCTAACCAAATAAAACCAACCGTAGGGGCATAAAAAAAGGGAGCCATAAGCTCCCCAATCAGCATTCAAAGAAATAACGCCTACAAGCCTTTCTAACGGCGCTATTATATCGTTCTAACCATTCCCTTACTACCACCCGAGATGAGCGTAGATTGCTTAATTATAGCCTTTTTCGTGCATATTGTGCCGTTACCAGACAGCCCGGCATGAAGCAGGTAATTCTTGGTTGCCCCCACCTGATCTGCCGTCAGAACCGTATAAACAGCCGATATACTGCTGAAATACCAATCTTTCTGCTTCGTCCCGTCTATTTTATGCAGCAAATGCACATGAATCACTTTTGCCATATTCGTTTCTATTATGCTGCAAATATACCAAATAATACTTATTTGGAAGAATTTTAAGGCAACATCTTTAAAAATAGGCACAAAAAAACGGCCACACAGCCGTTCACACCATCATATAACAAAATCCATCAACCCAGCCATAAAACGGCCACACAGCCGAAAATAAAACCCTTCCAGGCCGTTTTAGCCCCATCTGCAAGCCCGATGTAAAGCAATCCCCCGAATATCCGAAGAAAAGCCCCTCAAACGTAAAGCAGATGTAAGCCATGTAAAGAGAAAAACCGCTTCGAAATATTCAGCCCATTTTCCCGATCATGCCTAAACCCTTTGGTTTTCAAAACCTTTCGCCCATTTTTCCCGACCATTGAAAAAACCGCTTCGTTCTATGCCCCATACAATCCCAAGCAAGGAGCTTTTTTCAGAATACTATTACCTTTGGAAAAAGGTATCCCCCAAGCCGAATCAGAAAAAGAAAAATATGAGCAGAATGAACATCCACTTTCCATTCCTGCCAATGGAAACGAGAAAAAGGAAACCATCCTCATTGTTGAAGATAATGCAGATATGCGTACTTATATTTGTTCCATTCTCAAAAACAATTATCAATTAAAAGAAGCACAGAACGGTGCAGAAGCTCTTTACTTGATTCAAAGAGAAACGATTGATTTGATTGTCAGCGACCTGATGATGCCCGTCATGGACGGGAATGAATTATCCCGCCAGGTAAAAGCTAATCTGGCTACTTCCCACATCCCCTTTCTCATGCTCACTGCCCTCCGGTCTGAAGCCCAAGAAAGAATCAGCTACGAAATAGGAGTAGATGAATATCTGTGCAAACCATTTGATGAGGTTATTCTAAAATTACGTATCCGAAATATACTTGCCTTACGCCAGAAATACAAATCCATGTTCTCCACTAGTATGAATTGTGAAACATTGAATATAAATGCTAGTTCCAAAGACAACACATTTATGACATCGGCAATCAATTTAATGAAAGAACATTATGCCGACTCGGATTATAACTTAGAGCGCTTTATCCGCGATATGGGATACAGCAAAACATTAGTCAATCAGAAATTACAATCCTTAACAGGGCAATCCATTGGCCAATTTATGAGAAACTACCGATTAAATGTGGCAAAAGAAACTTTAACCAAAGTCGAATGCAACATTTCTATTGCAGAAATCGCATATGCTGTAGGTTTTAACGACCCCAAATATTTCACAAAATGCTTCAAAGAGCTGTTTGGAGTACTTCCAAGCGAATATTTTGGAAGAAAATAGTTCACTTTACTATTTTACTCCATTTGTGCACCATATTCTCCTATAGAAAGCTTTGTTTCCCTTACATTTGTAAAAAACAGAAATGCAAATGTATATGAAAAACATATTCTTATTATTGAGCTGGCTGATACTACTCCCCTCCGGTATACTGGCAAACCCTATCAAGGGAATGCTGGAAAGGATAGACAAGGGAGCATCGAACAAGTTCGTAGTCGAACTACACAAAAGCTCTAACGACTTTTTCGAGTTAGACCGGAAAGGCGACAAGGTAGTGATACGAGGTAACACCTATATTAATATAGCAACCGGCATCAACTGGTACTTAAAGTATCATGCCGGAATCCATCTGTCATGGAACGGTATGCATGCCTCACTACCCGATGTTCTTCCTCCCGTCCTCCGTAAGGAACGCCACGAAACAAACCTAGCCCTGCGTTATGACTTCAATTACTGCACCTACTCTTACTCCATGGCATTCTGGGACTGGAAACGTTGGGAAAAGGAACTGGACTGGATGGCACTACACGGAATCAACCTGCCGCTCGCTGCCGTAGGACATGAATGTGTATGGCGTAACCTATTACTCCGGTTGGGGTTTTCCAAACAGCAAATCAATAATTTTATTGCCGGTCCGGCATTCCTTGCCTGGTGGGAAATGAACAATCTGGAAGGATGGGGAGGCCCTAATCCCGACAGTTGGTATGAACAACAAGAAGCCTTGCAAAAAAAGATATTGCAACGAATGAAAGAATGGGGAATGCACCCCGTACTGCCCGGTTATTCAGGTATGATCCCCTCCAAGCTGGATTTGGGAAAGCGTATTGATAGTGGAAAAGAAAAGAAAACAGCAAGCGACACTTCCTCGGAATCCGCCCAAAGCACCCTCAACAAATGGAACGGATTCGACCGACCGGGAATCTTACTGCCCGACGATCCCAAGTTTACCCAGATTGCCAACCTTTTTTACGAAGAGACCGAAAAGCTGTATGGAACAAGTGACTACTACTCCATCGATCCTTTTCATGAAGCCAAAAGCTTGCCTGCCGGACTAGA